TAACTATTTTAATAGGGAAGTCTTAGCTGAGTGTGAAGCTGATTCAATACAAAAATTCTATAAATATCCTATTGAAGTTGTTGAGTTTGATATAGTAGAAGTTAAAAAGGTTTGATATTCTCGACTAGCTTAAAGGTAAAGCCCGCGGCTGTTAACCGCGTCATTGGGGTTCGATTCCCTGGTTGAGAGTTCCTGGGAACATTAATTGTGTTTATTTCCGATTAATGTTCCCAAAACATTCTTCTTGCAACCTACACATAAACATGCTATAATCATAGTATGAAAGTATTTTTTAGTTTAGCTTTAGATATGACAGCGGCAATTATTGCCGCTGGTACTATGGTTTTTATATTAAAAAGGCTAATGTTAAGGTTCGTAATTATTTAAAAAATCAAAAGGGAACTAATAGTTTTGGTCCCGGTGGGAAATATTAATGAATATAGTATATGTACATTATGGTGATATTGGTGAAATTGCCGTATTTCTTTGTGATGGTAAAAAACTGTCTTTTCAAGGTGTATATGAAAATTTGGCAGCGTTTTATGTGCTTTGGAAAGAAAAGAATGTGAAAAAGAATTGGAATATTACTCCTAAACTTAGTTTGGAGCAATGGATTCAATTAAAGATTGGACAAGTCTTGAATCCGATCTTTGGGCAGGTGGCGTAATTTGGCAGCCGCGCTAGCCTTAGAAGCTAGTGGGAGGAATCCCGTGAGAGTTCAAGTCTCTCCTTGCCCACCAAAAAAATATGAAACACCTAAATAATGGATTAAACTTGGCGTTGGGTTTGTTGATTTTACATAGATGTACTCCTGGTGATTTTTGTGTTCAACCCGAACACGATTTTGTGTTTGCTGGCCTAAATGCTATACCAAATACAGAAGAGAAATATGTATTAGAAGGTCTGGGTTGGGAAGAAGATTTGTATTTTGAATGTTGGGTATATAGGATTTAAAAAGATGAAAAAATTATTTACTTTTATTGTTTTAACGTTTGGATTGATGTTAACGCCAGCGTTTGCGGATATGGTTACTGTGAAGTATGTTGGCAGTCAAGGTGTTGTTTATAATAGTTATTGGACAGGTCCTTCATCACTATTAGTGGATAATGATCCTGTAACAGGATTGTGTTTCGATTTTGAACACGGCATTCGTTTAAATGATATTTGGACAGCTAATGTGGTTTCAATGCACGATTTGGCAACATATACTCCGGCTTATCATTATGGTGAAGTTAATTGGTTAGATAAGTATGAAAAGATTGCTTGGCTTGGGAACCAAATGTCATTGAATCCTTCTTCGCAATATGGACCAATTCAATGGGCTATTTGGAGTCAGTTGACACCAATAACTCCTAATGTGGCCACACAAAGTTGGATAACTGCCGCAAATGTAGCGCATACTAATGGTATTCCAACATATAATGTGGATTTTTTGTTTCCTGTAACAGAATGTAAGGGACAAGCATTTATGATTCCTTCGACGGTTCCGGAACCAAATAGTATCGTGCTGTTAAGTGCGGGATTAGTTTTAATTGCAATTGGAAGTATTAGGCGTAAGTTGACATCGTAATGAGTTTGATATATAATAGTAGTATGACAATTAATCTACATCTTTGGCGATTTACCATCTAGCTCTCCGAATGGGGCTAGATGGTGTAACTGGTGTGCATACCGGTCTGAAAAACCGAGGGTGACAGTTCGATTCTGTCTCTGGCCACCTTATGCGGGAGAGTAGTTTAATTGGCAGAATAATGGACTCCAAACCCATTGGTCCGAGATCGTGGCTCGGTTCTCCCGCCATTATATTAGGAAAATTAAATTATGACTTGTTTAGAATATTTGAATGAAGAAATTTTAAAAGAAGGTTTTGGTTCAGTTAGATATACTGAAGAGGAATGTCAAGACCTGATTATAGAATCCCACCGTTATATTAGAGAAAACGCATTAAAACTTAACAGATTTAGGAGAAATTTAACTAAGTGGCAGTATTTTTGCCTTTACTTAGCTAATATTGATATTTGGAATTTAAAATGAGATTTTATACTAATGTACAAGTGAGTGGTGATAATATTTTGATTCGTGAAGTGGTAAATGGAAAAAGAAAAAAGCGTAAAGAACAATATAATCCTACACTTTACGTACCATCATCCAAGAAAACACAATTCAAAACTCTTAATGGAGATTATGTCGAACCAATAAAACCTGGGTCGATGTACGAAACGAGAGAGTGGATTAAGAGTTATGATAATGTTAGTGGGTTTGAAATTTTCGGACAAACAGCATATCAATACGCTTGGATAGCAGATGAGTTTCCAGAAGAAACCGTAGAATACGATATTAAGGATATTTGTACAGTATCTTTAGATATTGAATGTGAGAGTGAAAGAGGCTTTCCATCTCCTGAAACAGCAACCGAACGAATAAATGCTATCACTATTCGGGACATACAAAAGAAACAGACATATACTTTTGGATTGATTAAACCATATAGTAGTGATAATCCTGAAAGCGTATATTTCCAATGTTTTACGGAAGAAGATTTGTTGACCAAATTTATAGATATGTGGAATATAATTTCTCCAGATATTGTAACTGGTTGGTCAATTAGTTTCTTTGATATACCATATCTTGTTAATCGTATAAAAAAACTTTTAGGTGAAGATGAAGCGAAGCGTTTATCTCCATGGAATAGATTGCGAGAAATCACTGTTGCGTTCATGAATAAGGATGTCCAAAGTTATGAAATATCGGGGATATCTATTATTGATTATTTACGCATTTATAAGAAATATACCTTTGCCTCAAGAGAAAATTATCAATTAGGTTATATTACGCAATTGGAATTAGGTAAGACTAAGGTAGACCATACCGAATATGATAGTATGAGCCTATTCTATAAGAACGATTGGCAAAAGTTTATTACATATAATATCGAGGATGCTTTACTTGTTGAGGAATTGGAGAAAAAATTAAAGTTAATTGATTTAACTTTAATGGTAGCATACCAGGCGCATATCAACTATGAGGATGTTATATCTCAGGTAAGAACTTGGGATACGATCATTTATAATTATCTGAAACGTGATAATATAGTAATTCCTCAAAAGATTCATATGAGTAAAGATACTCAGTATGCTGGTGCATATGTTAAGGAACCAAAAGTTGGATTGCATAAATGGGTTGTTTCGTTTGATATAATTTCGCTTTATCCTTCCATTATAAAGTGCTTAAACATCGGTACAGAAACTAAAATTAATGATTTGTTTTGGGGTCCATGTGGGCCTGATATTTTGTTGGATAAAAAAGAATCATTTGAGTCATCATTGTCCACAGCCACCAATAGCAATTATACTCTTGCTGTTAATGGTGTGTATTATAAGAAAGATAGGATTAGTTTTTATTCCAAAATGATTGAGAAGCTATTTAATGATCGCGTCGAATATAGGAAAAAAGCAAAGGAAGCGAAAATGGAAATTAAGAGGATTGATGAGGAATTAAAGCGTAGAGAAGTGAAATAAAACGAGGTCGTGGTAAAGGGTGGATAACTTATGGACTTGGTAAGTCTAACGGACAAAGAGTTAATTGATTATAAAGAACAGAAAAAACAAGAAAACCAAAGATATGAAATAAAACAACAGGCAACCAAGATCCAATTAAACTCGTTATATGGAGGGATGGGATCGCCATGGTTTCGGTACTTTGATGTACAAAATGCTGAAGCTGTTACGTTAACCGGGCAATTCATTATTCGATATATTGAGCGGGAAATGAATGCTTACCTAAATAGAGTTTTTAAGACTAAGGATAAAACATACGTTATTTATAGTGATACGGATAGCATCTATGTAACCTTAGATGAAATAGTAAGTAAAGTATTTCCAGATGAATTGGATATAAAGAAGGTCGTATTATTTTTAGGTAAGGTTTGTATTGATAAACTCGAACCAGAATTAGATCGTTTATTTAAAGAGATCACGGAAAGATACTTGAATGGTATGCCTGGCCACTTGAAGATGAAGCGAGAAGTTATTGCTAATAAGGCTATTTGGACAGGTAAGAAACGTTATATTTTAAATGTATATGATAATGAGGGTGAGGTTTTAGAAAAACCTAAATTAAAAGTACAAGGTATTGAAATTAAAAAGTCCACTGTTCCAAAATTTTGTAAAGTTAAAATGGAAGAAGCTATAAACATTATCATGAATGTTGGTGATAATGATGTTTTGATTAAGTTTATAGAACAGGCTAGAGAAGAGTTTAATGACCTTCCGGCTGAAGATGTTTCGTCTCCCAGGGGAGTAACTGGACTAGAAAAATATTCAAAAGCAGATAAATCGGTCCCCTTGCATACCAGAGGGGCATTGTTGTATAATAGTTATATAGATTCGCTCAATTTATCTATGAAGTATCAAAAAATTATGGAGGGCGAGAAGATAAAGTATGTTTATCTAAAAGTTCCGAATCCGACGAAAGATAAAGTTATAGGATTTTTAACCAAATTACCTCCTGAATTTAAATTGGATGAGTATGTGGATTATGATGTTCAGTTTGAGAAGAATTTTATCGAACCTTTAAATGCGATTCTGAAAGTTATTGGTTGGGATTGGGAAAAGAAGTCTAGTTTGAGTCGGTTCTTTTGATTATATGTCGTTTATTTTTGGAATTGATGATTTTGAGTATTATAAAATTATGGATATATGTTTAGTTGAAAGGTGTTTATTGTGTGATAGTATGGGTAAAATGGAATGCGATGCTCATGGTGGATATATTAAAACTTATTCCGGATTTGATCTATTTCCAGAACATCCGGATCCAAAAAGTATTTGTATAGAGGATATAGCTAATGCTTTATCCAAAATTTGTAGGTGGGGTGGGCATATAAGTGAATTTTATTCGGTCGCACAACATAGTATATTGGTGTCCAGATTATGTGAAGATGAAAATGCTTTAGTAAGTTTATTACATGATGCGTCTGAGGCGTATTACGGAGATATGGTAAGACCTTTAAAATATTTACCTCAAATGCGGATATTTAGGGATTTTGAAAAGTCTTTATCTATCGCTATAGCCAAAGCGTTAGGTTTAGATACAATTGAAAAGAACGAAAATGTGGATGATGCTGACCAAATGATGTTGGCTTTAGAATCTTTGAGATTTAGACATAATGATTGTACGTGGCCATTAGATATTGTTACTGAGCTTGAACCAAAGCTTAAAATGAGTAATATATCAAATTGGCTTAGAAATGGACTATTGGTGAATGTATTAAGTCCTAAGCACGCTAAAGATGAATTTTTATGGTATTATTACAAATTTACAGGAGATATATGGCAAGAAAAAGTAAAGAAAAAGATGATGGCTATTTCGGAGCAATGTTAGCGGAAACCAAAAATGAATATGCTTCTGTTGTAAAAGATGGTATTGTAGGTGATATTAAAAGTTATATTGATACTGGTAATTATGCGTTAAATGCTCTTTTATCTGGTAGTTTATATGGTGGTATTCCTAATAATAAAATTATAACATTTGCTGGTGATCCATCAACGGGTAAAACGTGGTTTGTTTTGGGGATTGTTAAAAATTATTTAGAGCAATTTAAGAATGCTGGAGTATTCTTTTTTGAATCTGAAGGAGCTTTAACTTCATCAATGATTTCTTCTAGAGGAATTGATACGAAACGAATGTTTATGTGTCCTGTCGAAACCATTGAAGATTTTAAAACACAGGCTTTACGGATTGTAAATAAGCAATTGGAGATTCCTGAAGCTGACCGAAGACCGATAATGATATGTCTTGATTCTCTCGGTATGTTATCATCTACAAAGGAAATGGAAGATACGGCATCCGGAAGTGATAAAGCAGACATGACAAAGGCGCGGTCAATTAAAGCCGCACTTCGGACTTTAACATTACGTTGTGCTAAAGCTGAAATTCCGGTTTTGATAACTAACCACGTTTATAATGCTATTAGTTATATTCCAACAAAAACTATGGGTGGTGGTATGGGTATTGTATTTGCCGCTGCAATAGTTGTGTTTTTAAGTAAGTCAAAAATAAAGGATGAAGATAAAGCGGTTATAGGGACAACTATTACTTGTGTTACGAATAAGAGTAGGTTAACTAGAGAATTCCAAAGATGTCAAGTTCAATTAATTTTTGAATCAGGATTAAGAAAATATTCTGGACTTTTAGAATTGGGTGAGAAATATGGTGTTATTAAAAAAGATGGACATGGATGGTTATTTCCTAGTGGTGTTAAAGTTAAGTTAAAAGATTTGGAAGAGTCTCCTGATGTATATTTCACAGATGAAGTTTTAGCTGCTTTGGAACCATGCGCTATAGCCGAATATTGTTATGGTACAGGTGCACCTTCAGATGAAACGGAAGAGGTAGAAAATGAGTAAACCACTTTATGTTTTTGTAGATAAAGAGAATGAGGAATTTGCAGCCATCAAATTAAAGGATCCTAGATATGATGGTTTGATTTACCATTATGGTAAAATTGGATTTAAACCCGAAGAAGAATTGGATAGAATGAAAATTATATTCGATTTTGAAGTTATAGAAAATCCTAAAAATTTAACGAATGATGATTTTAATAATCAGGATTTTATAGATTTGTTGGGGGATATTATTATTGATATTCTTTCATCTTCGATAACGGAACAAAAAGAAATTTTAAGAGGAAACGTTAAGTAATGTGGCATACGTTTTGTTATTTGTGTGGTACGGATATCTATATTGAGAAATATGATGATCTCCTCTGCGATTTGTGTTATGATAAGTTGGATGATGAAGATGAAAAAATAAAAAATGCCGATCTCGAAAACCATTTTACGAAATTTAATCCACGATGAAGATTATGCCAGAAAATCATTACCATTCTTAAAAGATCTATACTTTGAAGATCCTTCGGAACGGGCGATCTTTTTAAGTATTAACGAATTTATTGTAAAATACAATACATTACCCTCAATTGAAGCTTTACAAATTGCCATAGCGCAACAAAAGATAACCGAATCACAAATCGGAAATATAGCCGAAATTCTTAATTCTTTGAAGGTTAGAGAAGAAAAGGATATTTCCGAATGGCTTATAGATGAAACGGAAAAGTTTTGTCAGGAGAGAGCCATCGATATTGCTTTGTATGAGGCAATAGAAATAAGTAATGGTGAATCTAAAACTAAGGATAAAGGTTCTATCCCTAAGATTTTAGCCGATGCTCTTGCAGTTAGTTTTGATCCTCATGTAGGCCACAATTATATAGAAGATTCGGAAAAACGATTCGAATTTTATCATACAGTAGAAAAAAGAGTACCATTCGATTTAAAATATTTCAATACCATTACAAATGGTGGCTTGCCTTTGAAAACTTTAAATATTATTATGGGTGGTATTGGTGTGGGTAAAACGTTAGCTATGTGTCATATGGCTGCTGGTGCCATGAGTATGGGGTTTGATGTTTTGTACATCACACTTGAGATGTCCGAAGAACGAATTGCGGAACGGATTGATGCTAATTTATTAGATGTGGAATTAGATTTATTGAAGGATTTACCAAAAGATGTTTATATGAAACGGATAAGTCGTATCCGAGAAAAGACTGTTGGTAAATTAATCATAAAGGAATATCCTACGGCTAGTGCTCATGTCGGGCATTTTCGGCATTTATTAAATGAGTTATTCTTAAAGAAGAATTTTAAACCTAAAATAATTTACGTAGATTATATAAATATTTGCGCCTCATCCAGAATGAAGATGGGTGGTTCGGTAAACACTTACAGTTTTATTAAATCTGTAGCGGAAGAGTTGCGAGGATTGGCTGTAGAATTTGGTGTTCCTATCGTATCAGGAACTCAATTGACTAGATCAGGATTTACAAATTCGGATCCTGGAATGGAAGATACAGCGGAATCGTTTGGACTTCCGGCCACTGCCGATTTTGTTGTTGTAATAGTTCAGGATGAAAGTCTTGAGCAATTGGGTCAGATGATGGTAAAACAAATTAAAAATCGTTATAGGGATAAAGCAAAAAATCGTAAGTTTATTATAGGTGTTGATAAGCCAAAAATGCGTATGTTTGATGTTGATCCCGCCGCACAAAATTTGGTTGATGGTGAATTAGATATGACAGAACCTAATAAAAAACGGTTTGATAAGAAGGAAAAATTTAAAGGTTTTAAGTTTGGAGAATAATATGACCGAAACAGAATTACGAGAGCTTTTTGACAGAATAATGAAAACTTTGGATAAACTAATATCGGATGTAAATGAATTAAAGAAATGCCAAATTACACATCACCATTACCATTATGGGTATCAGGTCCCAGACCATTACCATTATGGGTATCAGGTCCCAGAAATACAATATATACCAATTGTGCCATTGACGGCACCACCTAATACACCAACAATATATCCTTATATAACTTGCTTTAACGCACAATCGCCTGTTTGATTTTTCTTTGATAGTATGCTATACTAGTTAAGTAGATTATGATTAGCGAATATTGTGGGCGAGTGGCGGAATTGGCAGACGCGACGGACTTAAAATCCGTTGGGAGATATCCCTTTAGGGTTCAAGTCCCTCCTTGCCTACAAAGGAAAATATAATGCAAAAAGCTATTAAAATGGCAGTTCCACTTAACTATAGTGAAGAACAGATTACTCATGTGGTAGCTAAACGTGAGGTTT